GTTCAGCCAAGTAATGCTTCACTAGCCAGCGAACTGATCCTGCAAAGCCAGTAACGATAGAGATAACTGCAACTGCTAGAGCCGCCCAGTTAAGGGCGTTCATTATGCGATTTGCTCGTCTGTCGGGTCAAGGTACTTGACGATTGGTGCTACTAACGCAGAAGCAAGAACTGCATATTCCGGACGGATGTCAGCAACTAAAGCAAGTCCTAAAGTGATTGCTGAGATAGCAACTGCCTTTAGATATGACTTAACTGCATTCTTTGTGTTTTTTGATACTTTCATCTGTCTGCTCCTAGCATCGGGATATCAAACCAGCTACCGTTCTGGTCGCCTTCTTTAGTAAAACTAATATGGATATGAGCGTGATGAGAATTGATTCCTTTATATTTGACCCAACGCCAAAGTGATTTTCTGGATGCAATCTTTCCTGCATAAATGATGTAGGACACTCTGCGGTCTTTCTTGGCACATAGGCGTATTTGGTCGGCAAGATAAGCACCTGTGCTGGGGCGTGAGTCGAAGTCCTTATCCACATCAATAGCCCTGACGATTCCGTTAGACGGATCGGGATTGTGGTCACTCTTACGATTGGAGTGTGCGGCATCGCCTATCCAACCATCTGACTTACGATCTCTATCTGGAAACGCATCATCGATTTGTTCACGAAGCTGTTGTCCAGCCTTACTCAGTAGTGGTTTCATTTAACACCCACTTGCCATCTGAATTGAGGGAATAACCGAACCCGTAAGGGCAAGGTTCATTGATTTTCAAAGAGTTCACTTGGATCAACTTCTACGATTGGTGCAATAAAAATATCTTGAACAGGATCATAAAAATAACCAACCCCAGCAAAGCATCCACGAAAGTTTGCATTGTAAGAAGTTTGAATCCATCGACCACCTAGATTTAATGTTTCAGATAAAAATGTTTCACCTTCTGCTTCCATAGAATTATCTACGGCAAGAACACGAAGAACCATATTGTTTTCATCTACTTCTGCAAAGTGCGCCATTAGAAAGTGATGCTCCCTGATCCTGTGAACTTGTAATAACGGTATCCACCAGTTGTGTAAAGAGTTGGAGAACCTGTTGTAGAAGCTGCTGCTGCGTATGTATCTGAGTAACGGATAATAACAATTCCTGAACCGCCAGCTCCACCTGCGTATCCAGTACCGCCGCCACCTGCTCCACCGCCTGTGTTTGCTGTGCCGCTGTTTCCTATTGTAGCTGCTCGACCATTTCCACCACCGCCAGCTCCACCTGCTCCATCAACAGAGTTACCCATACCGCCGCCGCCGCCGGCATAGTAACCTGACGCACCAGATGAAGTTGCAGTAGCCCAAGATGAATAAGTATTTACACCGTCACCACCAACACCTGCTGTTGTGCTTGTACCGTTACCGCCTACTGCACCAGCACCACCACCGCCAGAACTTGTATCTTGGCCACCAGTAGATGTATTAGAACCACCGTTGTTACCTTGTCCTGCAGTTCCAGCACCACCGCCATTATTACCAAATGCACCACCGCCAGAACCACCAGCAGCACCAGGCCTGTTATCAACAGAACCACCACCACCGCCACCAACGGCTGCTGTTAAAGCACCGAATTGTGAGTTTGTTCCATTTGTGCCTTTGTTTGTTGTAACAGTTGCACCTGCTCCGCCACCACCAACTGTTACTGTGTACGCAGTACCTTTAAAAAAAGTATTTGCTGCGGTATAAGCAAGACCACCAGCACCTGCACCACCACCACGTGTTCCACCACCGCCGCCGCCGGCTACTGCAAGAACATCAACAATAAGAGATGGCAAAGAATAACTTTGTGGGCCAACGATTACATTAAGCAATTGCGCCCACCACGTACCAAGTATCAGTTGCAGTTTTAATGCAAGCGGCTGTTTTGTATTGACCTAAAGTTGGTGAAGCTGCTGTTGCACCTGCGCTAAGAACAGTTGTTGTTCCTGGCGTAACTGCGCTAATTGTGCAAGTTCCTGCACCTTTGTTTAATACTGTAATAACTGTTCCAACTGCAAATGCAACTGAAGCATTTGTTGGTAACTTAAATGCAACCGCTGTTGCTTTATTCATTGGAATAAGTGCCTGATAAGAGTCATTAAGAACTGCTGTGTAATCACCAGTCTGGTCTGAACCAACTGTGAAAGTAACCAAGCCGTTGAACATAGCAGCCGACAGAACATCTCCTGTTGCCGCTGGGAATCCTGTTGCCATTATATTCTCCTAATAAGATAGAACGCTAGTGCCTAGAATACCAAACAATGACGATCCAATGATGAATCCATCGATGATTGGTTCTAGGGTGGTGAATTGGGTTTTCCAGGTGTTAGGAGTAATGCTGTGTGCTACCCCAAATACCTGCAAAGTCTTGGTTAAGGCTGAAGAGCCTGGCTGAGTTGTTGTAATTGTGACAGGATCGAAGAACTCAAGTCCTAGAGCTGCCACAATTCCTGCATCATAATCTCTGGTATAAAGGTCAAGCGTGATGGAATCACATCGGGTCGTGGTTTCTGCTCTGGACGCGACATAAGCCTTTCCATAATTCATGGCTTCTGCATCAGTTTCCATGAGAAGTTCTTGTTGGTTATACGAGTGAATAAAATACTTGTCAATAGAAGCTTGATTTGATGTCGATTGAGTTGTTCCACCTAGACGAGTAATCTGGGCTGAGTTATAAATAAGAACATCGTTGAGAAGCCATAAAGCGTTAAAGTATTCAATGCCTGAGCCATCGTCATTAAAGACAACTGGAGTGCCACTTACGCTTTGTGTTGTATATGCTCTATCTTGAAATACAAATGAGCCAGAAGCATTGATATATAAAGCACCATATTCAGAGATTTCCACTTTCTGCATGGCTTCTAAGGCTGTTCTAGCCGTTCCAGGATCAGCTTGTAAAGTTGTCTGTCCTGCATCAATATCGCGCATAGAACTAGGCCATGAGATTGAATCAAGAATCTTGTTTATTCTTGCTCCTGATAACTGTCCAGCAGTAGCTCCTGTAACTGTTGAGATTTGAGCATTTTGGGCAAGTCTAAAAGCATCAACTGCCGTGATAGTTGTATAAACAACATCACCTATATTTTTAGGAGTAGTTGTCGAATAACCAGTAATAAAGCCAGAAAAAATTGGGTAAGTAGTGCTGTTATAAGTTGCAGTTATCTGCACCTTACGCATTGGATTCAGAAGCCCATAGTAAGGGCTGGCAGTATTTTGAGGGTTAAAGTCACCATTCTGATCTACAATGCGAAGTGATAACTGACCTGTTTGAAATTGGTCTGCTTGAGCATTACGCCCACGCGATGTGTCAATCTTGTCTACTTGAGAAGATACATCGACAATGATGGCACTTGAGTCTGCTAGTACATCAACCCCAAAGATACCTGAACCAATAATAAACGCCTGTGCAAAGTTTGGTCCAGTAGAAAAGTTAATGGTTGCATTGATTGTTGGAACAGCCATCAAATAGCCCCAGCGTAGGTGGTGGAGTTCCCATATCTATTAAGGTCTTGGATTGCTCCTTGAACTACTGCTGCAATCTGTTGATCGCCTATGCCTTGTGCATTGATAATGTAGGTAGGAGAACCACCGCTTGAAGTATTTATTGACGCGTTACTCATGCTTAGTCGATTCTGAAGTGCTGAAATGTCTGGCATTGATTTGTCAAGCATTCCACGAATAACTGTTCTTTGTTGCTCTATTGGAACATTTTGTGTTAAAACCTGAAGCTGATTAAGTTCTGCTGAAATCCTGTCAAGCATTGCTCTAATTGTTGCTCTGATTGCTTCTATAAGTTGTGCAAAAGCATTTTCTGCTTCATTGGCTTTTTTAATCATTCCAGCCATAGCGGTATTCTGATCATGGATTGCAATGAGCGATAATAAACGCATCTTTGTTTCAGAGTCAGTTGATTCATTAAGTGCTGCGTATAAGCCAATGCGTTCTACATCAAACTTCTTTTCTAGCTCAAGAAGGGCTAACTGGTCTGCTGTCAGAGTTAGTTTTCTAGTGGTGTTGTCGTTATCAATCTTAGATAATGTGTTTTTTGTCTTTTGAAGTTTGAGCGCATCAGCATTGGCTTTATCGATTGCCTTGCGTTGTCCAGGTGATTGAGCAGGAGTGCCTGCTGAACGCGTCTTGCTTGATTGACCTAATTTTGAAAGAAGTCCAATTCCTGAAATTTGAGTACCAGCGGCTAAAACATCACCAATGAATCCTGCACCTGGTATAGATTTGATTGCTTTTGTAAGAACACCGATGCCATAGATTGCATTGCCAATCTGAGTGGCAAAGCCTTCCATTGCGGTTGTTGCTCCGCCAATGCCTTCTTCTCCTGCAACCATCTGCATAGCATCAAGAAGGTCTTTGCCGATAATCTCTTTGGCGTTATTGGATGCAACTGTGAGCTTAGCAATCGCTCCTGAGTAGCCTTCAGCTGCGGCTAAAGCCTGACCAGAAAACTTCTTTGTGAGTTCGCTAGTAATTAAATCTAAGTCACCAGATGCGAGAGTGGCTTTAGATAAGCCTGCACCTAGACGGCTAAGGGCTGTTGTCTGCCCACCATAAGCCTTTGCAAGTGCCATAGAAACAGCACCTAAGTCTTTGCCTGTACCTGCTGCAATATC